TTGGATGGAACTACTCTTACCAACTTCCAGCCGATTGCATAAAAGTAGTTGAAGTTGAGCCTGTATCAAAATATCAAGTAGAAAAGAAATACATTTTATCAAATGAATCATCTCTTTATCTTCTCTATGTAGCAACACCTACAGATATAAACAATCTTGATTCCTTGCTTGCAGAAGCAATAGCAATGAAACTTGCAGTAGAAGTTGCAGAAACACTTACAAGTAAACAAGGATTAAAACAGGAAATGATGCAGAAATTTATTATTGCATTGCAAGAAGCACGATCTGCTAATTCCAATGATAGAACACCAGAGCATAGAGAAAGATCATCTTGGCTTGATGCTAAAAAAGGTAGATATTCAGTTAAACATAGAACCTTTAATACTCCTACTCTTGGATATGAAGTTGATCAACAAGCATGGAAGACTAAGTAGATATGGCGAAGTATGAATTTCTTCAACCAAAATTTATTGAAGGTGTATTAGCAAAAAGTCTTCAAGGTCGTTCTAGCGAAGAGTTTTACCATTATGGGTATAAAAGCTCTAAAAACCTAATTCCTGTACTATCAGGGCCAGTTGTTAAACGACCCGGCACTAATTACATAGGAGAAGCTAAAGACCCTACTGCTGTATTTGTTCCCTTCTTTAAAGATAAAGATAATACCTATATTATAGAATTAGGTATTTTAATTGAAACAGTTACATCTAGTATAACGTCTGGAGATGCTACTGTAACAGTCTCAGATACATCAAGATTATCTATTAACCAACCAGTTACAGGTACAGGAATTCCTGCTGGTGCTACTATTGCCTCAATTACAGATTCAACAGACTTTGAATTATCTGTAACTGCCTCTGCAACAAATGGTAGTGCATCATTATCTATTTCTATAGGTTATCTTAGAGTATGGTCACAAAATCAATTATTAAAAGAAAGAACTGGTAACCCCGGTACTACACATGCAACTAATATCTATGAAACTGTATCATCAGTACCGTGGACTTCTGCACAATTAGAAACATTAAAGTTTACGCAAAGTGGAGATATTATCTTCGTTTGCTGTCCTGATAAAAAACCCCATCGAATATTCAGAACTTTAGTTACTTCAGGTACAAGAGCCGCAGATGACAGCTTTTGGACTGTTGATGAATTTGTAATGACTGATGGCCCTTATAAATCTATTAATATCTGGTCTGAAGATGATGCGGCAAAAAGATTTAGTTTAAAACTTGAAACTGAACCTACTAATTTAATTGAAATTGGAACAGTAGAATTCAATACAGTCGATGATTCTTTAGTATTAGCAAATCATGGTCTTCAAACTGGACAAAAAATAGCATTAAAGGCAAGTGGAACTGGTTGGGGTAATGTCAGACAACGTGAAACTTCTGCATCTACAACACAAACTAAGATGAATGGTGGTGCAACTGGATCGGGTACAGATGTATTTGATTTGGATAATCGTTTTGTTGTTTCTTCTACTGGTACAAGTTTTCAGTTTTCAGATGGTGATGGTGGAGATATAAGAAAATTTGAATTATATGAATCTACTCCAACAACTACAACTTCAAATGCTGAAATAAAAGTACATAAATATGCTTATGCTGGTGGTACTACTGGTATAAATTTAGTGTTATATGTTAATAACAATAGTGGTTCTCAAGCCGCAACAAAAACTTATTTTAGTAGCAATGATGTAGGTCGTCTTATAAGAATAAATCCATTAATGAAAGCTGGAAGTCAAATTGGTGGAATTAAATGGTCATGGGGAGTAATTACAGCAGTAGATAATTCAGGAACAAATGGTAAAATAACTATAACTACTAAAACAGAATTATCCAATACAAGAGGTAGTTATGGAACGTCTGAATTTAGATTAGGTGCATTTAGTGATGGTGAAGGATGGCCTCATGTTGCACAAATTTATCAACAACGTATGGTGCTTGCCGCAAATACAATGCAACCATCGACTATATGGCTATCTGAGACAGCACAATTCTATTCATTTGCACCTACTGTTCTAGCAGATCAGGGAACTCAGCAATCGTTTACTGATGGTGTAGCAACTGAAATTATTATAGACAGTAGTGCGCTTACTTTTACATTAGATTCAGATACTTTAGATTCTATAAAGTGGCTTGCAGAATCAAAGAAACTTACAATGGGTACTTCTGCCGGAGTTTATATGCTTTATGGTGCAGAGACGAATCTTACAGTTACACCATTTAGGTTTACTATTAACAGGGAAACATCATTCTCTGCAACTGATACTGCACCAATTGTTGTATCAAATGCTTTATTATATGCACAGATTGGTGGTAAAGATGTACAGTCACTAGAATTAGAAGGTGGAACAGCTAATCAATGGCTTGCAAGTAAAATCTCAATGAAGGGATATGATATTATTAAATCTTCAGAGATTAAAAAAATGGTATGGCAGGAACGTCCAAATAACCTTATATGGTTTATGATGGCAGATGGTAGACTCTTAACTCTTAGTTATGATAGAGGTGCAGAATTCAAAGCATGGTCTGAACATGTATTAGGAGGTTCTTTATATAGAAAAATTATTTTAACTTCTAAATCTACAACTCCAGCAAAAGCAGTCGTTACTGATAGTTCTGGTGATCAAATTGCAGATTCAGGGAACAAGATATTATTTACTAATGGTGAGGCTGGTAGCCCAACTGCTCACGCATTAAATAATACAGATATAGTTCAATTAACTACAACCGGGACTTTACCTACAGGACTTAGTTTAAGTACAAATTATTATGTAGTAAATAAAACAGCTAACACATTTAAACTTGCATTAACATCTGGTGGTGCAGATATATTATGGACAGATAATGGTTCTGGAACACATAGCTGGCATAAACCTACTATTTATACTGTTGATGGTGATAATTCCAGTTTATATACAGTAGATGAAAATGTAGTATTATCTGGTTATTCAATTAGTGATTGGAACTCAACTCAAAGAGTTATGGCAGTAACTGTCAATTCAAGTACCGATACTGAAATTACTACAGATTTTGACTCATCTGGACTTGCAAATACTACAGAAGCAGTATCAGGTAGAAATCCACGCATATCTGATGAAAACTCTGCAAATGCACAAGTAGTTGATATGGAAATGATACCAACTGCAAGCCATGACCAGATATGGTTTAAAGTTAAAAGAACTATTGATGGCGTAGATAAATATTATATTGAAACATTAGATAGATTTCCAACTGAAGGAGCATTAACTAGGAATCAATATTCATTTTCTGATAGTTCTGTAAAAGGATCAGTAGGTACAGATAAAATAATTAATACGTTGGCACATCTTAAAAATGAAGAAGTTCAGGTTTATTATGAAGGTATGCAACATGTTAATAAAACTGTAACTGCTACAGGTAGTGGTACTGAGACTATTACTTTAGATCATACACAAGGTAATGAACATGTTACTGGATTGCCTTATGATGCAGAATTAGAAACACTAGAACCATCTGCACCAGATAATCAGTTTTCATATACTAAAAGATTAGTTAAAATTGCAGTATTAGTTGAAGAATCATTAGGAATTCAATTAGAATATAATGATCTATCAGAAGAATTACTATTTAGAACAACAGTAGATGCAATGGGTCGGCAAATACCTTTATTTTCTGGTTTAAGGAAACTTTCATTATCAGGTATAGGTTGGGATACCCATAACCTAAAAGTTGTCTCTAATGGGCCTTTTCCGATGCAATTGAACGCAATTATTATTGAGGCTGAAACAGGGGGTTCATAATGGCATTTGCAACATTAGCACTAGCCGCAGGAGGTGCTAAAGTATTAACAGGATTAGCTGGTGCTAGAAATAGAGCGCAAGGAATGCTCGATTCTGGCACAGATACCCTTTTAACTGCTAGATCAAATATTAATCAAAGAAAACTAGAAGCACAACAGGTACAGTTTCAAATATTAGAAAGTGGTCATCAAGCCGCAAGTATAGTTCAGAGAGAATCGAGAAAAGCAGAAGGATCGGCTAGAGCTACAGCAGGAGGTAGTGGAGCAGTATTAGATAATGGTACACCACAAGCAGTATTAACAAACATTCTTCAAGAAGGATTAAATGCCCAAAGAGATGTAATATTAAATGCTCGACAGCGAATGAAATCTGTACGTCGTGATACTGATAATCAGAATAAATCTGAATGGAAAGAAGCTAAAGATTATATGGGTAGAATGAGAGGAGATGCCAAAAAGACTATTGCTAATTCAAGAATGCAAGCAGTAGCAGATATTGCAGAAACAGCATTAAATGTTTACTCAGCAGGAACAGCAGGAGGAACTAAAGCATTCTCATGGGGATTAAAAGGTGCAAAAACTGCACAAACTGTTGGCAGTACAGCTTCTAATGTAGCCGCAGGGATGTCATCATTAAAAAGCGCACATTCAATATCTCAAAATACTAAAGGTGGTGGTGGGAATACAAGAGCAGGATTTACACGACAAGGACCAAAATTCCAAGCGACAGCACAAAATAGAGGGGACAGAACAGCATTAAGAACTGGTGGTAGACATCTTCCTCCTCCATTACCGGGACAAGATCATTCTTATCTT